GAACAACTCTCTCACGCTGAGACCCGACCAGGATATTGTGGCGCGCAACTCGACCCAGTCCGTGCCTGTCGGCATGCCCAACGCCAATGTTAAAGGCGGTCTTGCCAGCAGCATGAACGGTGGCAAAAGACGCAGACGCAGAGCGAGCAGCAGACGGCGTAGCAGAGGTGGAAAGCGCAGCAGTAGAAAGCGCAGCAGTAGAAAGCGCAGCAGTAGAAGACGCCGCCGAGGTGGAAAGCGTAGCAGAAGCAAAAGACGTAGAAGACGCAGACGCGGCGGCATGAGACCTGATGGTAGCTATAGCAGAAGACGCAGCAGAAGTCGTAGCAGAAGTCGTAGCAGAAGTAATAGCCGCAGAGTGCGTCGGCGTTTGTTTAACCCCAGTCCAGTTGCCCACACTAGAAAACGCGGCCGTAGTCGTAGCCGTAGCCCCGTGCCCAAGCGTCACCGACCGTAGTTCCGCGGCGCCGTATTTAATTTTAAATATAAAAAAATGAATATTTATATTTTTTTACAATAAGAAGAAGCGAGCAAGCATGGATATTATTCAGCGACTAGATGCGTATTTGTACAACAACAAGCCCAACCACAAGTTCACCAATAAAAAGTGGAAATTACAACTCGGAAAAACATATCAAACGGATGATGGAGACACCATTCAGATGGTAATTATTAGAAATAAAGAAAAACGAGGGTCTATATTTAAGTATTGCAAGGACCAAACTCAAACTTATACGTATCAAAAGTTAACATCGGGTGGCAAGTACATTCCTCATATTGCATTGAATTTAACCACCAATACGTTTTGCGTGAAAACATCAATATCTACAAATAATTACGGCGACACTTGTTATTGTGAAATGTACGAGCTAAATGGCAAGTGTAATTGTTATAGAGAATACCAGATTTCAAACGAGATGAGTTTGCGTTAAATAAAAATCATTTATGATACCGATGCAAATACATGATGGTCCCAACCAGAGAAATAATTACCAACGTGTAAACCAGCTTTTGCTTCCACTGGTTGTCTTCTTGCACTAAAACGGCTTTGGGTTTATACTGGTCGTAGTAGGTAGAGTAAAACACGTGAATTGGTATTTTGGGCTGCTCGAGTTTCTCGTTGATTTTGTTGTGGATGAAATGCATCCAGCGCACGAATTCGTCGCGAGAGTCTAGGTAGGAAGACACGGGGTATTCGTCGAGCAATTTGCTAAATTCCGAGGAAATGGCCTCCACGGGAATAAACAGGGGGAGGTTGCAGATGAACTCGTAGTATTTTTTCTTGGTTACGTCGTTGGGGTAGTGCGGGTAATTCAACGTAATGGTGTGCAAAAAAAACCAGTAATGCGGTCCCCACACCTCGGGATTCAGGCCGCTCGTAGCCGACGACGAGACTTTCACTTTGGTTTTGTTTGGCGCCGATTTGACCATTCTTTCTTCTCCTGCTTCTTTCTTTTGTTCTTTTTTATATTTTTCCGAAATAAACTCAACCAAATACACAGCGACAAAAATGATAAATCGAAACGCAAAAAAACAACATAAAAGCAACGTGTTTAATAACATAGACAATCGATTCAACTTTTTTTATCAAACACCAAACAAAACAAAAAGAATGGTAAAAATATGCGACTTGACTTATCCCGCAGACCGCGAAGAAAAGTATGCAGCCTATTACGCTGCGTATCCCTATGAATTACACGATTTTCAAAAATGGACGGTGGAGGCGATTGTCTCGCGAAACCACGCCCTGATTTGCGCCCCCACGGGTTCGGGCAAGACGTTTGGCGGAGACTTTGCCCTGTCTTTTTTCCACGGACAAGGCAACCGCCCTAGCGGACTCGACACAAGTCTTGGAAAAAGCCCCAACGGGGTCAGACAAAGTATTCGACGAAAGACGATTTACACGTGTCCCATCAAGGCACTGTCCAACGAAAAATTCTACCAATTCACCCGCAAATACCCCGACATTTCCTTTGGCCTCATCACTGGCGACATTCGCTGCAACCCCGACGCGGACGTGCTCATCATGACGACCGAGATTTTGTTAAACAAGCTCGTGTCTCTGCAAAACAAAGATATTCAAATCAAAACCACAACCAACAACAACAAGTCGTTTGAGATGGACATTCCCGAGGAGCTGGCGTGTGTGGTCTTTGACGAAATCCACATGATTGGCGACGAGGGCCGCGGCACCGTCTGGGAAAATACGCTGATGATGCTGCCCGCGCACGTGCAAATCGTCGGCTTATCCGCTACGCTGGCGGTTCCAGAGCGTTTCGCCGCATGGATTGAAAACTTGCACAAAGAATCCCATTCGAGCAGTTCAAACAATAATTTAAATGAACCAAACAAACAGGTGTATCTCGCCAAGAAAACGGTGAGGGCAGTCCCCTTGACTCACTATGCATTCATTACATCACCCGCGGGCATTTTCAAGAAAATCAAAGACAAGACGACGCAGCAAGAGATTCGCAAGCAAATCGACAAGCCGATTATTTTGCAAGACGCTCAAGGCAGGTTTCAAGATGCGAATTATTCCACGATTCAAAAGACATTGGGACAATTCAACCAGGCGAGGAGCAACGCAAAGCGCAGCCACGTACTGAACCAGGTGTGCAAGCACATGGTGGAGCACGAAATGTTCCCCGCGCTGTGCTACGTGTTTAGCCGCAAGAAGCTGGAGCAGTGCGCCCACGAGGTCGGGACGAACCTGCTCGAGTTTGACAGCAAGATTCCCTATACGGTGGACCGAGAGTGCGAGCAGTTGCTGCGGGAACGGCTGCCCAATTTCGAAGAGTATTTGCATCTGCCCGAGTATGTGAATTTGGTCGCACTGCTGCGAAAGGGAATTGCGATTCATCATGCTGGGCTCATGCCCGTGCTCAAGGAGATGGTGGAGCTGCTGTTTGCCCGCGGCTATATCAAATTGCTGTTTTGCACCGAGACGATGAGTGTGGGCATTAACTTGCCCGTGAAAACCACCATCTTTACGGATGTGCATAAATTTTCTTGCGACAGTTCAGGGAACGGAGCAGGAAGACGCCAGCTACATTCTTTCGAAATGACGCAGGCGGCAGGACGGGCTGGAAGACTCGGAATTGACACGGTGGGAAACGTGATTCACCTGAATAATTTGTTTCCCGAGGTGGACGCCGCGAGTTATAAAAAGATGCTGCAAGGTACGCCGCAAAAGCTAAAGAGCAAGTTTCGCCTGAGTTATTCCATGGTGCTGCAGCAAATATTGCTAAATGAAAAGCAAGAAGATAAAGAGGATGGCAAAACAAACAGCCTGGATTTGAATGCGTATGCCAGCAAGAGCATGGTGGTCGCGGATTTTCAAAGCGAACTGGAAGCGTGCCGCACAACATTGGCAAAAAAGCAGCAAGAAAAAGCGGAACAACAGATTCAAAGCATTGAAATAGACGCACTAAATCGATACCACCATTGTTTTACCACACTGCCCAAGTCTGTGAATAAACAGCGAAAAGAACTGACGAAAGAAATGGATGCACTACACACAAAACATGGCGAAGCGGCGCTAAAAAACGGATTGCATGCATTAAAACAACGTCAAAAGCTGGACGACGAAATAGAAGACGCGTCAAACGAAATAAAATACATGGAAAACTACATGCGGCTGGAAATAAACAAGGTATTGGGTTTGCTGGAAGATTGTCAATTTATTGGTACAAAGTCTGCAACAACGCCAAGCTTAGTAAAAGCAACCATAGCACAAAAAATCCATGAAGTCCCGTGTTTGCCTTGGGCCGAGCTTATCGTTGGACTCGATGCGGGGTCTAAACCCATCAGACCTTATATTGACTCAACCGTTAAATTTACCGAATTGAATGCGAAAGAACTGGTCACCATGCTGAGTTGTTTTACCTCGGTGCGTGTCTCCGACAATGAAGCGGACAAACAGACGCATTTACCCGACGAAGCAATTATTGGTAGAAACGTAAGAGATGTGATGGAGTGTATGCAGACGCTGTACAAAGAGTTTGACGAACAAGAGTCAATTTGTTATGTTGACAGCGGGGAAGAGTACACGATGCATTTTGATTTGATGGGACTCATGGAAGAGTGGTGTAAGAGCGAGACAGTAGCGGAAAGCAAGGCGGTGCTGCAACAGGTGGAGCAGCGGGGAATCTTTCTGGGCGAGTTTGTCAAGGCGCTGCTGAAGATAAACAGCGTGGCGGCGGAGCTGGAAACAGTGGCCGAGTACCTGGGAAATCTGGAATGGCTCGCCTCATTACGCGAAATCCCGAAACTTACGCTGAAATTTGTCGTGACGAACCAGTCGCTGTATGTGTGATTATTTGTTCTTTATTTTTGCTTTTTTAAACTTGCGATTCAAATAACATCCTTGGTTTATATACAAAACAACGAACAATTATTTTCATCAATGATACAACAATATCAATCTTCTTTGCTTCGTTAGCTCAGTTGGTAGAGCATTCGGCTGTTAATTTATTTGACAAACATACACCGAAAGGTCCTCGGTTCGACCCCGTGATGGAGCGATTCTTTTTTATATTTTTGCAAGTTTATGATTCTTTTTTTTGTTAGGTCACCAATAAAAAATAACCATCGTAAGCTTGTCGTAAACTTATAAAAATGAAATGAAAACAACGTGGATAATACTACAAGAAGAAAGGAAAAGTAGAAGACAGATGCACAAGAGAAAAGTATCGGTTCAGGTTTTATCCTCCATCGTAGTGCGCGACGCAGACGCCAAGAAGCGAATCCTTGAGAAATTCCCCAAAATTGCACTTTCCGATGAAACCTTGTTGCATCAGAAAGTACACAACGCAGACGTATATGTCGCCACGCCATACGGCACCAAATATTTCGCATGGTTCACAGACCAGTCTTTAATAAACAACCGTCAAAACAATACCAATGAAAATGATTGCATTTGTCTTTTCATTGAGGCCAGAAATATATCGAGCACCGACGTGCATTCGCAGCCAACCATGTTTTATGTACCTTTAAATACATCAAGTACAATGGAACCAAACATCAAATGGTCCAACCATTACATCTTTCACGGCATACTCTTCAACATTAAAAACGCGGCATACTTTGCGGCGGATCATGTGCATGATTGCACCAATGCCCACATAACAGGTCACAAGACGTTTGAGCAAAACATGCAAACGATTCGATACATTTTCAAGCACGAGGCATTTGTCAATCAAATCAGGAATCCACTCATTGAGAAGCACGCACTGCATTTCGGCGCGCCCATCATGGAAAAGCATTTTACCAATCTCGTTGCACAAATCCAAGATTTGCCGTATAACATTCAGTACATTTACTTTCGGTACAACAACCGCCCAGACAACGAGACAGTGCAGTTTGTCAAGTATTTCAAGCCCAACAAAAACAAGGTTATAAATGAAAATAACAGCAATAATATGCAAGCGACTGGAACTGGAACTGGAACTGGACCAATTGATTTGGCAAAACCAACCACGGTAAAGCCCACATATATCAACAACAACGTGAAACGGCTCAGCCATGCTATATTTAAAGCGTATCCGCTACCCAGACATGATTGCTATAATTTGTTTGTTTTTAACCAGGTAAATAAAGAAGAGCAGTACGTGGACATGGCGTATATTCCGAATTATAAAACAAGCATCATGATGAATACGCTGCTGAGAAACGTGAAAGAAAACACCAACATGGATGCGCTAGAGGAAAGCGACGACGAAGAAGAGTTTGAGAACCCCGAGGAAGACGACGCACTAAACCTGGCGAAATCGGTGAATGTCTTGTGTGAGTACAGTCCCAAATTTAAAAAGTGGATACCCATGAGTAAGAGCAGCGAACAGCAGCCCATTTCGGCGGCTGAATTGGGCGTTTAGATAAAAGGCAGATATTGAATGGTCGAGTTTTCGTATTTCGTTAATTTATACGGCTTGTCGGTGCCTTCGACAAGCACCGTGTCGCCCGTATATAATTCGTCCACGCCGTTTTCATCCAACCCGCTTTTTTGTTTTACCAACACGGGGAGTTTCACGTTATTGTGCTGGTTGGAAATGCAATAGTACTGCCACTTGCTGCGACGCGTAAAGAGGGGGCGACCCATGAGCGGCAGCACGCCGTCCTTGGACGGCTCGTTTAGCGGGGTTAAAATCCCGATTTGGCGAAACGCGGTATCGACCGCACTCGTCGCCACGTTAATGGGGACCGCTCCGATTCCAGGAGCACCCAAACCACCCACTACGGGATTTATCATGGGACCAATCGCGGGACCAACCGCAGGGCCGACGAAATACCTCTCGTCGCGAAACGGCGGATTGTACGGATTCACCAGCGGATCATTCGCCAAAGGAAGGTTGTTGTACGGGTAGCTCGGCAGCCAAGAACCAAACCAGGAATTAAAGTATCCCTGGCCTTGACCTTGACCACTGTTGCGGTCAGAAATATCCACGTCCACATTCACGTTGGTTTTATTTGGTCCAGCGAAAATATTGTATCCTATGATGCACAATATAACAACGATGAAAACCACCATCATGTTGTCTAAACAAATAAATCCAGGTTGACACTTTTTAATTCTCATTTATTACTCTACGTTATTATTTTATTCATTTTCTCTTTTTTGATTCTTTTTGGGCATCAATGGCAAACTGTCGGTTGTTGAAAGCTAAATAGGCCATTTTTTTACACGATTCTTTCTTGGCACGCTCTTCGTCTTCGTCGTCATCCACCTTGTAATCGTCCGCAAAGGAACTGAATTGCTTTTCCATCGTGGCGGTTACTCGGTCTTTGTCTCGCATTTCGTTAAAGGCATCGGATAAATTTTCTCGAATATCGTCGTACATATTATCCAGCGTCTCTGCTTTCTCTACTAATCCCCATCCTTCGTTTTTCAACATCATCATATGCTCGCTATTCATGTTGGTGATGTACAAATTATGGTTCTGCTTCATGTTTTCCGAAAAATGCTTCAAGGCAAATAATTTCTCGACAGACTTGTATACCACCTGAAAACATTGCTTATACATTTCTTCGGTTATGTGCGACATGTCTTCTTTTCCATATACATTTATGGTTACATTGTTGGTTGTGTTGTTGTTGTTGCTGTTATTTTGAATATTATTGTTTGTAATATTCAATGATTGCTTTTGCATTTTTTCAATTTCCATCTTGTGTTGTTGATTTTCCTTTTTTTGTTGTTGATTTTCTTGACTTATTTTTACCATGTCTAATTTATTCTGCTCATGTTCTTTTTTTAATTTTTCAAACAGTAATTGCAGTTCAATTTCTTGGGGAACTGGCGACTTAATTGCGCATGGAAATTTTCGATTCAAATGGGTATTCAAGTTTTGTCGGGTTTGAAATTTTTTGTCACATCGTTGGCATGAAAAGTTAAATACAATTTTAACTTGAGCAATACACGATTTTTTACGGTTTAAGTGCGAGGCTAAATTCTGATTAGTCGCAAAAGATTTTCCACAATTTTCGCAAATTTTCTTCACTACCATTTTACTTTATGAAATATTACATTAAACTTATTTTTTCATTAAATAGTTAATTATATCTATACGACAATTAATTAACTGTATGAAAATTATTGTGTTACAATTCGCATGTAAAAATACAAATCATTGGATTTTAATAAATTTTAATTAATTATTAATAATTTGTAATGTTGTTGCGATTGTTGGGTAGATTAGCGTCTCATATCAGTTCGGATAATATTATCATTTATATAGTAATATTTTTTTAATTGGGTTTTCATTATGTATCGATCGGGGGAAAAGTGACCTTTTTCAAATCCAGATTTTGACAAAAACAAAAATGAAAACCCAAAAAAATCCTGGAAATTCTAGATCCTTGATTTTTTCTCAATTATAAAATTACAAAATTACAAATTCAACATACGCGTTCCATCTCGCCCAAAAAAGAACCAGATGAATTATTAAATATTTAATCACCTTATATGTGAAAATTAATAGACCACCTGATAAATATCGCGGTACAATTCGCATGTAAAAATACAAATCATTGGATTTTAATAAATTTTAATTAATTATTAATAATTTGTAATGTTGTTGCGATTGTTGGGTAGATTAGCGTCTCATATCAGTTCGGATAATATTATCATTTATATAGTAATATTTTTTTAATTGGGTTTTCATTATGTATCGATCGGGGGAAAAGTGACCTTTTTCAAATCCAGATTTTGACAAAAACAAAAAATGAAAACCCAAAAAAATTTCCTGGAAATTCTAGATTTGTATTTTGCCCAATATCGCGAAAACTACTACGCCTGTTGATTTTCTAAATGTTTAATTTTTATTTCTTATTGTTTATGTTCCCGGATTATTTTATGTTGTTTTTACAAAATGAGTGCCAAATCTCCAACATACGCGTTCCATTTCGCCCAAAATAATAATCAAGCATTTCCGTAGTACATTTCGCTGTTTTTTTGCTGTGTGTCCATTTGCGAATTCATTTTATTGATTCGGGGGCGGTTGTGGCCCGAAATACGCATGGAAATATTCATTTCTTTTAGAAACGCGTTGATTCCGTGCTTGAAATTCATTGGTTCGGATACCTGACATGTTTTGCTTTTTACAAATTTTGTTGTTGCGGCAGCCTCCTCGGCGGTTTTGCGTATAAAAAGGATGCTACTCCCAGGTTCTTGTGCCCAGGAAACGGCCATCATGATGTCGTGCTCAATAATAAAGATGGCCTTGTCGGACATTTGCGAGAACCGCTTGACCACTTTGATGCATGCCAATCGCGTTTCAATGTCCAAGTTGGATGACGGTTCGTCCAGCAAATAAATGGCGGCGGGAGTGCCGAGGGCAAAACACAGCATGACGCGCTGCAACTCCCCGCCCGACAATTCATCCAATCCCCTGTTTTCCAGAGGTTTCATGTCCAAGAGTTTCGACACGTTGGTTTGAAACGTGGGTTCTAAATATGCCGTGCGAATGTGGCGGTAAAATAGCTCCAATACGGTGGGATAGGTGCCATCTTTGTGTGCAAATCGAGCCAGGTTGGTATGCTGCGGCTTGTACGAAATGCTACTTTTGTTGGCGGCAACAATGCTGTTCATAAACGTGGTTTTTCCGACGCCATTTTCGCCTAGAATCAAGTGGATCGCGGAGCCAAGCTGCAATTTTGCGGCTGGTATATGTAAAATAAACCCAGGGTGTCGAATGGTTTGGGCCGCATACGTCAGCGTATTTGTCCCCGTTGCGGTCAAGGTCAAACCCGCATAGGTAGAACCGATTTGACTCAAAGGGGATAGATGAAACGGCTCGGAGCGAAACCGAATATTTTGAGAAGACAGGTAGCCCTCTAAATATTCGTTCAAGCCGTTGGAAATCGAAAGGGAATTTGAAACGATTCCGTATGCGCCTGGCTCGCCGTACAAGATGTTGATTTCGTCGGAAATGTAGTCTAGCATGGACAAGTCGTGCTCTACGATTAACACATAAGTATCGGACGATACGAGGGAGCGAATCATTTTCGCCACAATCAGTCGCTGCTTCACGTCCAAGAAATTAGACGGCTCGTCAAAGATATACACATCCGCTTTTTTGGCCGCCGTCATCCAGCACAAGAGCCGCTGCAGCTCTCCCCCAGACAAGGTATGTACCGCATTGTCAAGTAGCACATCCAACCCTAGTTCGCAAAAGGTGCTGGTTTCAAAGGACAAGTCATGCTGCACTATATAGTCTCGTACCAACATGGTCTTGTTTGCGGATTGTAACGCGGACTTGATTTTTTGCGACTTGAACGAAAAGGTTAATTTGCTACTGTACAAATCCTTGAAATAATTCATCATGACGGTTCCCTTGAAATGGTTGATAATGTGCTGGCTTGTATTTATAATTGTTGTTGCAGCACGCTCAAAATTGGGGGTCAAAGTACCAGATAAAATATCCAAGATGGTGCTTTTGCCGATGCCGTTCTGGCCGATTAACGATTGGACGCAGTTTTTCTTCATGATGGGGAGGCGGTAAAGGCGAAAGCCATTGAGTCCGTATCGATGAATAATTTCTTTGGGGTTTTCTTTCGGCAGTTGCACGATTTTAATCGCGTCAAAGGGACAGGCCACCACGCATCCGTTGCAGCCGATGCACATGGATTCCACGATTTTCGCGATTTTATGTTTGTTGTTGGTTGTTGCGTCATTAAACACAGATGCTACTGCGGGTGAATAAATGTCCTCAATGTCCACCAACTCAATCACCTTTTTTCCGTTTCGCATGGGTGGGCACTTTTTCATACATTCCTTTTGACACTTGGTCGGCTTGCACCGCTCCTTGTTTACAATGGCAATGCGATTAGAATGCGACATGATATATGTTGTTAAGTATTAAATTCGTAGTTTGATTTATTTCATTTTTACTATTATTATTTCTTACATCGATTTTCAATAATAGTAAAAATGAAATAAAGAGTGAAATAAATATATAATTAAAGTATAGATAGTATGCCTCCCAAAAAGTCCAAAGCCAAGTCCAAGCTCAAGTATGAAGAGGAGGAGGAGGACATTGACGAAGAAAACAACGAGGAGAATGAAGAGGACGAAGATGATAAAAATGGAGACGAAGACGAAGACGATAAAAATGGGGACGAAGACGACGACGACGGAGAAAATAATAATTTGGTGGACGAGGAGGACATCGGGGAAGACGACGAGGAAGCGGACGAGGAAGCGGACGAGGAAGCGGAAGTGGAAGTAGACGAGGAGGGGGAGGAGGAGGAAGACGATGCTTATTTAAAAGGCATGGATGGTGGAGAAGGAGCGGAAGAGGATGACGATGACGACAGCGAGGACAAGTACAAGAAAATCAGCAGGTACATCAACAAGGACGAGCTGCTCAAGTACCACACAGAATGCATCGTGCAGAATTACGACGAGATTCGGGCCATGACGGATATTCAGCTGAAATCCGCGCATGTAACCATTCCTTTGCTGACCAAGTACGAGCGCGCGCGCATCATTGGTATGCGGACTGTGCAGCTGAATAACGGGGCCGCGCCTCTAATTGAAGTGCCCGATACGCTGCTTGACAACACCATTATTGCCGAGAAGGAACTGGCGGCCAAGAAGATTCCCTTTATATTGTGTCGCCCTTTGCCCAACGGCCGCAAGGAATACTGGAAACTGGGGGATTTAGAGATTTTATAAATATTTGCGTTTTTGCGTTTCTTTTTTGGTATAAAACTATTTTGTTAGTTTAGTTATAAACAATGGAACAAAATTTAAAAATAAGCACCGCGACCCCGCTTTTACTGACGCCGAGCAACAAGGGAAACAAGGGAAACACGGGAAAAGCGGAACAAAAAACTGTCCTAAAAAAAGAGGCAAACCTGCCAGTTATAAAAAAAGCCCCCGTGAAGAATATTCACTCGCAAATTTTCAAAGAGTTTCGACGAGCATTGTACACGCCTCCCGTGTACAATAAAGAAGAAATTAATATGCTGTTGGCCGACCAGCAAACGATGACGGAACAAGGCACAGAGACGGGACTAAACATCAAGTGAAGTCAAATAATTTAATAATATAAAATGAAAAAATGATTTATTTTTTAACCATATTCGCAGTAGAAAAGAAAATGGTTGCGTATAAATATACCAAATCTACCTTTATTGGAAGCGATAACGAATTGTTGCATGTCACGGAATTGGATTGTTCTCATTGTGGGATTACCTCGTTTGAAGGACTCAATGCACCCAATCTTACCACGCTGACTTGTTCTAATAACCACCTGACTTCCTTTCAGCATTTGAATTGTCCAGCGTTAACCACGCTTGATTGTTCTTATAACCACCTGACTTCATTTCAGCATTTGAATTGTCCCGCGTTAACCACGCTTGATTGTTCTTTGAACAAGCTGACTTCCTTTCAGCATTTGAATTGTCCCGCGTTAACCACGCTTGATTGTTCTTTGAACAAGCTGACTTCCTTTCAGCATTTGAATTGTCCTCTTTTAACCACGCTGAATTGTCCTAATAACAAGCTGACTTCCTTTCAGCATTTGAATTTTGCTACGCTTTCCAATTTAACCAAGCTGTATTGTTCTGGTAACAACCTGACTTCCTTTCAGCATTTGAATTGTCCTGTGTTAACCGAGATGCATTGTTATCATAACAACCTGACTTCCTTTCAGCATTTGAATTGTCCCGCGTTAACCACGCTTGATTGTTCTTTGAACAAGCTGACTTCCTTTCAGCATTTGAATTGTCCTCTTTTAACCACGCTGCATTGTTCTTTGAACAATCTGACTTCCTTTCAGCATTTGAATTGTCCTCTTTTAACCACGCTGAATTGTCCTAATAACAAGCTGACTTCCTTTCAGCATTTGAATTTTGCTGCGCTTTCCAATTTAACCAAGCTGTATTGTTCTGATAACAAGCTGACTTCTTTTCAGCATTTGAATTGTCCTCTTTTAACCACGCTGATTTGTTCTGGTAACAACCTGACTTCCTTTCAGCATTTGAATTGTCCTGTGTTAACCGAGATGCATTGTTATCATAACAACCTGACTTCCTTTCAGCATTTGAATTGTCCTCTTTTAACCAAGCTGTATTGTTCTTTGAACAAGCTGACTTCCTTTCAGCATTTGAATTGTCCAGCGTTAACCATGCTGTATTGTTCTGGTAACGAATGGGAGTTTATTCCTCCACACATCAATCGACTTTTGAATACAACCAGAAACACTCAAAATGTGTACAGCGATGGGCAAAACGTGCACAACCACAATATCCAAGAAAGCATTCGCAGTTCCATCCAAGCAGTCCTGTCGAAAAAACCTTGCATCGCCGCGGAAAACCTCTACGAAACCGTTTTGGCAGACACGGTACTAACCACGTCAACCAAGGAAATATTGGTGGATTACTGCAAGGAAACCACGGTGCATTCCACGCTGCGAATCACCTTTGAGGAGTTACTTTTACATGTATTTAGTCGCATTGAAAGCAATGCAAATAAAGAGGAAATAAAAAGCGTGATGAACGCGGAAATGTCGGATTCGGTATGCAAGTGCTTCACGGGCCGCATGTCCCGTCTCATAAACTGCTTGAATGGCTTTGATGACCTGGTAAGCATTCGCATCTCGGATACGGAGCAAATTGGACAAGTCATTGGCATGATAAAAGAGCAGCTGAATGCAGCCAAAGCATATACGGTGGAAAAGCATAGGGAACTGGCCCAAAAAGAATTGGAGGCGAGAGACTACTCGGAAGAAGTCATTACTGAGTGGATTGCATTTATTGAATAAACTGAAATAATCGCACGAGTAGTGTCTGGTTTTGTTTGTTTGAAATTATCATCTGTGTTTTTTCGTAATGAAAATCGAGCTTTTTGAGGGGGTGTTTTTGGCAATAGAACTACAGAAAAAAAAAATTCAAACATGTTGATTGCATCGCCTATGTGCGCGCGCAAATGAACAGTTAGTTAGTCTCACATACGTAAAATGTAGTAGTTTTTTATTCAATAACTAACAAAACACAAAAAATAATGTAAAAAATAAAAATGATTTATTATTCGCATCAATGTTTCATAAGCAAATCAAGCCAGCACCATGCTTAAATATTTCAAACAACCCGATTTGGATGTAATCTATGCAAATACGCATACTGATATTACACAAAAATGGAAAGACGTGGACAAGATGAATGATTGCATACTCCTCCAAGCCACAAACATGTGGCAAGAATACAAGGCCAAAGTCAATCTGTATCGTACCAACAGGAAATTGCTGAAGCTGTATCAAACGCTTCGTCGCATTTTTGGTGAAAAGCTGACGCGTATGGATGTCAACAATGATAATAACATGGACAGTTTCGCCGAGGAACTCAACAACGCCGTGCAGTTGGAGCGAAATTTGATAAAAAATACAAAACAACTGCGTACCGAGTTGCTGGACGGCATTAATGTTGCCATTGGATGCATATGTTGTGTGGTGGTGGCTGTATTGTATATATATGCTAAATGGCGTGGCAGTTCAGCATAAATAAACAAAAATAAAAAAACAAAAAAAGGTTGCTGCTACTACGGCTGCTTTTGTAGGTACCAAATACCCTGTAAAAAACAATCGGACAAGTCGTCCTTTTTTTTGCACGAATGAAAAAAGTCTTTCCAGCAAGCAAGTGTGGCTTCGGTGGCAAGTAAATCTGTGCAGATGGCGACCGCCTGTTTTTTCCGCCCCTTGTAATCTTGTTTGTTTTTTTTCGCTACTGTCTCCACCAAGTCCAAGTCTGTATGTACGTCTAACAAAGGGTCATGGGCAAAATCAAAATCTTTTAATTTATTACTCGCATTAATAAATTCAACACGCACGTTTATATTTCGCATGATAAAATATTGCATCAGCATTCCCTGGACCGTTTTCATCTTGGTGGCCAGCGGACCGATTTGGTTTTCGATAATCACGTGGGTCACGTCGGTAATGCCCTCGACCTTGTCAAAAAACGAAATAATGCTGCGGCCGACAATTTGCAGCGGGACTTGGTCGCACGCCACCTTTTTTTTGGGAACATGTATTAAAAATAATCCATGGGTAAAATGGTGCGCACCTAACAAATCCATTAATTCCGCTTTTTTCTTTGCAGGAACGGAGTGGGGCACTACAACATTGTATTTTTCAATAAGAGACTGCAGGCCTTTCAAGGATTGTTTTTTTAGAAAGGCGGGTCTCAAGTCGGTTGCCGTGAAATATCGGTCCTTCTTCGCATGGGCCGTGCAAAAATAATCAAAGGATTCTTTTTCCTTGTTTAACACACGTTTATACACAGCCGCCTTGGTGCAGCGTTTCTTATTTGCATTTATATATGTGCATTGATTGGCAGCCACAATGGTTGAATCTGTGGATGTTTTTTCGTTTTCTTTTTTTTTTAAAGCAAAGCTGGATGACGCATCGATTAAATTCACAATATCCCAATGTTTCATCACGACATTCTTTTCTTGTTTTGTTAGGACGCAAAAAGAACAATTCTTGATTCCCACGTCGATACTGATGACGTTCATGTATGTTTTCATTTCGTTTATTTGAAACGTGGGATTTTATTTTTATATCGTTTTTTGCAAAATAAGTTGGTAAAGTAAAAATGAAAAAAGAAAACGACTTTTCGAAATAACACAAAAAAGGAGAAACGGAATCATTATCGGAAATCGAGACGAAAAACGAATCGCAGAAAATCAAAACAAAGAAAAATGAAGGCCTCCTTTATTAGACAAAAGTATGCGGGGGGAGTCCTTGGTCAAGGAACTCATGGAACCATTACGGTCAACCCGAAAAATGACGCACTAGTAGTAAAATCTTACACAGACGACACGACAAAACATAAATATCGCATGGGGTCGTGTTTTGTGGATACAGATGTTGCGTCCAATACATGCGGCGTGGCTAAAATGGAATACAACGTTCAAGAATATATAAGCAATCGTTTTGCCCAAGCCGACATTTCCATTGTGGTTCCATCGGTAAGTGATTTTAGCCAAAGCGCCAACAAGTGCAGTTATAGCATGGACCGCATCTTTCCACTGGACGACAATGGAATTATCATTGTCAACATGTACGAACCAAGTGCGAATCGTGTATTTAGCCATAGTGCGTCGGGTATTGAATTGGGCAGTGCAAACATCCCATGGACCGAATACGGGTACAAAGATGGAGCCGAATTTGCTTATGAATTGGGCAGTATGTTTTCCTATTTGCATTACGTCATGAACATGGACGGGTACGATTGCGAACTTCTTTTAGGTCAAGTTTTAGGCACCCCTCGTGCGTTTTTGATTGACTTTGATAAAGTGTCGTGCTTGAAATATACATTGGGTGAAACGGTACATAGAAAATTGGACGAAAGTACGTATGAGCCAAAAGAGCTGAAAACGGTGAAGAAATATGCACTGTTTTTGTTTACCGCCATGATTTCCATGTCGTTGATTCCAGTTGGAACCTTGCAGCCGTCGTTTATTCAAGGATACCAGGTTTATGTTCCTGATGGCATGAAATCGGAAATAGCTCAGCACGTAATACAGCTGATTCAAGAATATGAATGAATAATCAAAATATTTATACCGTTTTTTTGTGAAAAATGAAATAAAGTCAACACGCGATTAATATAAAGTAAATCATGTTGGTGTTGTCAGATTGTGCCATGAAAAATGAGTGCATTCGCACGCTGTATGAATTTGCGCACAATCCCATGAATTCATCGAAACAATGTTTGCGCGCCTTGCACTTTTGCGACGTGTTGAAAAAAAAAGACGTCGACTATGATGAAATTATTTTGACCAACATTGAGTTGTTGTATTATGTAGGTCGCGCATTGGAAAGCTGCGCCGATGCTCCTTACCCAGATTCTGAAGTACGCCGAGATGATATTAGATGTAGTTTAGCAAAAGTAGTGCCAGATTATCACCCACGACTGCGGTCTTATCCATCCGATGATAGTGGAGATGATGCTTTATAATCTTTTTTACTGAAAAATGAATATGTGTAACATGTGGTAAAGAATACATGGATAATAAAATATGCGAATATATAAATGAAGAGCCGCGCTCAACATAGACCCAAAAGAAGAAGAACAATGCGTTCTAAGCGAAACGGCGGATATGGGTGCGGCTGTGGGTCACAAGGCTGTCCCATTGCTCCATTTCCCATGAAATTGGGAGGAAAATGTAGCCGAACCAAGTGCAGATGCAATAAACGCGCCAAGTGCAGATGCTATAAACGCGCCAAATGCAGATGCTATAAACGCAGCACTAAACGTAGTGGTGGCGGCCATTTTTATCAGCAGGGAGCACCTGTGCCACCACCGTTTGTGGGCGAGCCATGGACGGCAACCCCCAACACGTGGCCAGGGTACGGAGCGTCCAATAACCACGGAAATCATTTTGCTCAAAACATGTATTACCAAGACCCAAAAATGATGATGAAACTGGGCGGTAAGCGCAAGCGTAGCAAAAAGAGAAGAAGAGGCGGTGCGTCGTTTCTTCAAAATGCGGCCAACAGTTATCGCGATTTAGAGTATAATTTCAAGTCGGCCTACAATGCGGCCAGCGGATACGAGCCGCCCGTGAATCCGCTCCCGTACAAGGACCAATTACAGCCTAGACAAAATTAATCAAGGTCATCATCTTTTTCCTCTGTGGAATCCATCATGTGGTTTGCCACATTTTGATTACCCTCTTCTTTTTTTTCATCCATTACATCTTTGTTAGCTGCAATTGATTCGTCGGCTTTTTCATCTATAGGTATTTCATCTATAGGTATTTCATCTATAGGTATTTCATCTATAGGTATTTCATCTATAGGTATTTCATCTACCGTGTGCGTTATATTTGGTTTCGAAGAAGTTTCTTGATTAATTTCGGGCGAAATAATCGTATCTATAGGCAAATCTTTTACATCAGGCGAAATAATCGTATCTATTTCTGCGGGGCGTTTTTGAGCAAACAAGAGGTCGTCATTGTCTTCTTTTTTCTTTTTTTGAGGGGCGGGTTTCACGAATTTCTTCCGTATGTTGTGCTGCTGCAAAAAATACATGAGCGAATGACGCACGGTCGCCACCGTGTTCATATACGTGCGGTATTTGAAACTCATCACGCTTGTGTGCGGACCAAACTGAAACGAGTGCCACCAATAGGCGGGGATAAACAGGATTTTGCCAGGCGTGAGGGCAATTTCCAGCGACTTGACGTCCGCGTTGGAATTATTGGTCCACATGTTGTGGGGCGTGCGAAACTCGAATAAATCGTAGTCGTAAATCGCGTCCAATTTGGACGTGTATTTTGGCGGCACCAGTTTGATATACACGATTCCTTTTGTACACAAATAATAATTTCGGTAGTTGAGGTCGAACCGCAAGGGAGTCGTGCAGCCCTCGGTGCCAAACAACACGTCGGTCTCGGTGCGACTGCACAACGACGGCCTCAACATGCGGTCGGATATATTTTTCAGGGCGCCCGTTTCGGCCAAAAAATCTCGGTTATTTTCGGAATAAAAACACTTGTTTAACAAAGTACCATTTCTAAGCGTAGCGGAACTAGAAGAAGTAAAAGACGAAGCAGCCATTAACTGCGTGGCGGCGGTTAAAGGCAGCGACGCGTATTCCTCGCCGTTTTCTTCTCGCACTTGAACCGAATATTGCGGATACCGTTCGTTTAGCGCATCGATATTTATTTTTTTAATAGCTGCATTCACCAGCTGGTCGTCCACGTGGTTAAACACGGTCGGCTGCCGCATGTTGCATATTTCCTCCATGCCTTCTTTGGTCGTCTCGTAGATTTCAAACAATTCTAAATCGTTGCTGGTTTTGAACTGAAACTGGATGTGGAGATAAAAGAATAAAATAATGCAAAATACGACGACGATTAAAATTGGCCGATTCATGTTTTACAGATACATGGATTATATTTTTGCGGATTTAACTTGTTTGTTAGATTGAATAAATAAAACCAATAATTACACATCAACATTACAATTAGCGTTGCACTTAGCGTTGCACTTAGCGTTGCACTTAGCGTTGCACTTAGTAAAGTCCATGATGGACGGAAACAGCGGGGCAATCGCTCGGGCGCATTCCACGGCAATCAACTGATGCTCCTTTTGCGTTCCCTCGGCGCTTCGCAGCTGGATGTAATGGATCCACGACCGCAGCGTGCCGTTCATGTATAATCGCGACATGGTGATTCCCTCGGGCAGCACGGCGCGCGCCTGCTCCTTGGCGATACCATTCGAGACCGCCCAGTCATAGGTGCTCTGGCACTGGTCGGCCACCTTTTTTTGCTCGTCGATCCACTGCTGCTGCAGGGGATGGTTGTGTTTATCCTCCAGGTCAATCGAGTTTTGGCGGTTTTTCTTGTCCTGCAGTCGCGCGTCCTTGTACTCGATGCCCAAGGCGACAGGCTCGGCGTACCGCTGCGAAAACTCTTGGAAAGAAAAGGAGCGGTGCCGCAGAATCTGGCGGCCAATGTCGCGCGTGGTATTAATCTCTAAACAGATGGACACCATCTCAAATGGCGACCAGTGGTTGTTTTTCATCAGATACTTGACCAGTTTTTGGTTGGTGGCCGTGTTCATCTGATTCGACGGGTTGGACACGCGGGCGCAGTAGCACACGGATTCCTCCAACTGCGAATGCGTTTCGCTGCCGCTACCACCGTCCTTACCCTGCGAGTGATTGACCAACTTGACCGACATTTTTCTTTTATTAATATATCATGTGAAATTTATTCATGTTGTTTTTTTATTTTTCGTTTTTTTATTTGTTAGACCGACCAAAAAAGAAAAAAGAAAAAGGTAAATAAAAGAATAATACTAAACAACAACAACAACAAGAAAGCATGGCGGGCGGGTTACTGAATTTAGTATCGACGGGCCAGGAAAATATTGTATTGAACGGAAACCCCACGAAAACCTTTTTTACCAGAACGTTTGCCCAATATACCAATTTCGGTCTGCAAAAGTTTCGCGTAGACTACGAGGGCGCCAAGACGCTCCGTCTCACGGAAGAGTCCACGTTTATGTTTAAGATTCCTCGGTACGCCGAGCTGCTCATGGACACGTACATTTCGGTGAATCTGCCGGACATATGGAGCCCCATTTTTCCGCCGCAGCCCACCGACGACAACTCGGGCAAGTGGGCGCCCTACGAGTTCCGATGGATTCAAAATCTGGGAGCCAAGATGGTCAAAGAGATTGCCATCACGTGCGGCAACTATACCCTGCAAAAATATTCGGGGGACTATTTGCTCGCCGAGGTCCAGCGGGACTTTTCCGACACCAAGCGCGCCCTGTTTGACCAAATGACGGGCAACACGTGCGAGCTCAACGACCCCGCCAACTGCCAAGACCGCGTAAACATGTATCCCAATGCGTTTTACACGAGCAATGTGGCGGGCGCCGAGCCGTCGATTCGCGGCCGCACGCTCTACATTCCGCTCAACAACTGGTTTGGATTAAAATCCCAGATGGCGTTTCCACTGGTGTCGCTGCAGTACAACGAGCTGCAAATGCACATTACTTTTCGCCCCGTGAATGAAATCTTTCAAATCCGCGACGTCATGGACCAAACCAACGATTTTCCGTACATTGCGCCCAATTTCAACACATACTACATGCAGTTTCACCGCTTCTTGCAGTCACCGCCAGACGTGGAGATCGGCATCAATTCGTATAGCGACACACGAACTAGTTGGAACGCGGATATTCACCTGAACTGCACGTATGGGTTTTTGTCCAACGACGAGCAGGATATATTTGCAAAAAAGAAGCAGAAATACCTGATAAAACAGGTCCATGAATCGGTGTTTCACAACGTCACGGGGGCGAACCGCGTGGAACTGGATGCCCTGGGAATGGTGTCGAGTTATCTGTTTTATCTGCAGCGGAGCGACGCCAATTTGCGCAACGAGTGGTCGAACTACACCAACTGGCCGTATAATTTTCTGCCGCACAACGTGGTGGCGGCGCCCGACACCAGTTCCATCGCGGTAAATGGTGGTAGCACCACAATAACGGGCATCGGGCCAGGCGTGGAACCAGACGGCACGCCGACTGGGCTTATGATTACGGGAGTATTGGCGCCAGACAACGTAAAGAATATCTTGGTGGATATGGGAATCTTGCTGGACGGCGAGTACCGCGAGAACATACAAGCAGCAGGCGTATACAATTACGTGGAAAAATACACGCGAACCCCTGGAAATGCCCCAGATGGATTGTATTCTTACAATTTTTGCCTGAATACGTCGCCGTACGACTTGCAGCCGTCGGGCGCCATCAACATGAGTCGGTTCAACACGATTGAATTCGAGTTTAATACCGTCATTCCAGCTCTGGACCCGCTGGCCCAAAGCATGAACATCTGCGACCCCGCGACGGGACTCGTGATTGGTGTGAATAAGCCGAGCTGGAGAATTTATGATTATAATTTTGACCTGCGCGTGTTTGAGGAGCGATATAATGTGATATATTTCATGGGCGGCAACGTCGGCATGATGTATGCCACGTAATAAGAAAAATAAAAATAAAAAAACATCATTGTAAAAAAATGAAGTATAAATCTTATAATCACCACAACATGAGATAAGGACAAGATACGAAAAATATGAACGCACTCGTCAACCACTTAACCGCTACGTGGATGAATTTGGGTAATCAGCAATTGTTTATTTCTACTGTAATTATGTGTAATATGATGAATTATTCCTGGTGTAAAAAGGAATACTCTAAAAGTAACAAGCGTTCTTACTTTGGCTGGAATAGCCAATTTAGACATTTCGTACAGTTTTATATTGAGGCCAGTATATTTAGTTATACACATGCCAATCTTCCAGAGTGTCTCAGACCGCTGAATTTATTTGGGCTAATGTATATAACCAATATACATAATTAAATATGGTAATGATTACAGTAACGAAATAAATGCTTTTTTGCCTTTACACCATGTAACGACGAAATCGAATAAGAAAAATAAAAATAATAAAATAAAAAATTGCAATAAATCAATGTTTATCGCGGGCGGGTATCACAAAACGGGGTCGGTATTATTCGAGGAAATATTGAAAAAATGCAATGAATTGCACGGCAATAAACTAACATATAATTTTTCCAATCATTTCGACCGTGTTCCAGACAAGATGGTGCACAACCACAGGGGAATCGTACTCGTACGAAATCCATACGAAATTATTTGCTCGGGGATGAGGTATCACCAGATTACTAATGAAAAATGGGTGCACGTGCACAGGCCAAAATGGAACACCACCTATCAAAAACAGTTGAAGAGTCTAAGTGAGGAGAACAAGTTGCTGTTTGAGATGAATCATTGCGCCAAAGATACGATTCATGCGATATACAACGACATGAAAAATAGAAATGCGAACAATACGGTTTTATTTATTCAGATTGAAGAGTTATACGACAAGGCCCATTTGCCCGACGTATGCAGAAGAATCGCACATCATTTGAATCATAATAATAGCGACCCTAACAATAATATAAAATGCGATAAATTATTGCAGGCGTTTCGGCAAAAATTAAAGGTGAATTTTCATCGAACGCAGGCGGTCAACGAATACACATATCCGAAATTATTCAAGGAACGGCATTATGCGGAATTCAAGGCCTTGTTTCCCGAGGATGTACTGCAAGTATTTGGATATGCCGCCATTTGAGTATGTTACTTACTGCTTATCCAGGTGCTCCATGGTAATGTTTAAATTATTCTTGGAAGATTGCAGCGTATTGAGCGCGTCCAGTCCAGCCAGCAATTCTTTGCCGCCGTCTAGTTTTAATTGCAGACATTGCTGCACCATGAGCATGCCAATGTATTCGTCCAAGTTAATCAGCGTGGTTTCGTATTCTTTTCTATATTTGGCAATGAGCAGGGTATCTTGCAATTCGACGGTTTTCGCCTTTATTTCGTCGGCATAACCAGCGGCCAGACCCGCTTCTCCGTTCCCCCCAGCGTTGGAAGACGCGGCAGCGGAAGTCAGTCCTTCCTTTTTGGTTCCAAGCATGGTGGCGAGAAAAATGACAAAAAAGAGCGCGATAATCAGCACAATAAAATCATTGTTTAGTCTCATCATGGTTGATGTATCCTTTTTAATTACAATTATTTTATTTAGGTAAAATAATTCAGAAAATTATTTCGAATGACCTAACAATATATTTTATTCCGTATCATGTATGCGTGATATTCTTCGTCTAAATATTGAATATCCTCTTGCAATACACGTATCTTTTTTTCCAAATACCGATATTCTACCATTTCCGCCTCGTCTTCATAATAAAGATGATATGGATGCCGATATGTTTGAAAATCGTTTTGCAGTTGTTTTAGTTTCGTTTCTTTCGCCAGTCTGATTTGTTTGTAATGGTTTACATGTCGTTGAATTTTATCAGAAATATTAGTATTATTCATTGGCTGTTGCTGCATATTGATGTAATCTGTTTATTTTGTTTATGATTATTTGTTATATTATTTCTTATATTTATAATTGGGAGGCATGTAATTTGTCACATATTCTACAATGGTAATTGGAGGCGGTGGTTGGATGCGGCAGCTTGAAACGGGGAGCAATATATCTGCGGGTTTTAAATCGATGGCTTTCAAATTCTTATTGTTGTTTTTATTTTTTGCAACAAGACGGTATACTGGAAATGTGACTCTGTTATGATTCATGGATGGCACATTAATATATACGAATTGCTGTTGCAAAGAATCCTGTTGGTAGCAAATAAACATTTTTTGGTTTGCAAATTGATGTGCCTCGGGTATAATAAGATTGGATATAAACATGGATGGGATTTTAAAATAATTCAGCAGCAGCCACATGTCAAACAGCACGGGGTAAAAGGTGTTGGTCAAAATAACGTCGCTCATTTGTTTCATCCCGCTTTTTACAAATTGAATTTCGGTTTTATTTTGTATTTCCTTCATTAATATTTGCATTATATTCTTCTTATAATCTGGAGTAATCATTAAAGATTCGTATAATCCAATCAACCTGTCCTTTACCATTTTCGTGGTAATGGTTTGCCCAAATAAAATATACACCAAATCCACGATTAGCCCGAGTCCACATCCTGGGTGCTGGTCATAGGGTATTTCCATATATTGGGAAGTGTCTTTAAAACATTGGGAGGCTAAAATATATGTGCTGCTAATGGGTTGAGATAGCGCATCACATGCGATGAATTCATTGACATTGTCGTCGTCGCTGTCTATTTGACCCGTTTTTTCAGCAGCCGCATCCATCAACGCCGCGTATGATTCTGGCGAACGATTATTTTGGTTGCCTGCATCGTCGTATGTATGTTTCAATATGTATGGATTTTGCACATTGTCCAACAGCGATTTGATATTTTTCAAATATTCGCGATTTTTATACAATAACTGCGATTCTAAAATTAGAATTTCATGCGGCTGCACCGCGTGCTCCAAGGTTTGAAACAACATAAATTGTTTTTTATTGAAAAACATGTGAGATATCTGTTTGAATCGTATCAATTCATCGGCCAATTTCGTGTAATATATTTGCTTGTTATCTCCCCTTGATAATAAATGCTCTTTGGGTAAAATAATTGCATTTGCATTTGCATTTGCATTTGCATTTGCATTTGCATTCTCGGAAATTAACTGAGCCGAGAGGTCGTCCATTTTGCTAAACTGAACGGCGGGATTTCCTATTTTTTCCAGCATATTTTTCACCGTTTCCAGTTGCGCGGTATAATAGGACAAAGAATCGGTGCATTGCCGATGAAGGTTTTCGTATGCGTCGCTCTTTAAAACCAAATCTCGCATGGTATTTTTGAAAAGGTTGTAAAATTTAGTATCGAGTGTTATGCGATTCATATAATTCACGCGTTCCTTGTCTTTTTCATCGGATAATTGCGTCTGTAAATTCACTTGATATATTTCGGCCACGTCTGGTCGTTCTTCTGTTAAAAAATGAGGCAAAAAGGGGGGGCTCTTGGGTTTGGAAAATGGCACAAACATGTTATAGCTGGAAATAAAAAGACCGATTGCCTTTTTTGATGTATCCACCACCTGAACAATATCCGAATAAGAAATGTTTTTTGTTAGGTCGTGGTAAAATGCAATGGATTTATCATATGGTTGGGGCGAAAGTTCGTTGATAAAAATCAATGGCGGATAGGATTCCATCGAATGCGGCGGCATTGCATTGGAATTGGGATAAAAAGACGATGCCGCACAAGGAATAAATCCGACAAAAGATGTCTTAGTCTTAGTGCCTGATGATGCGGCCATAACACCCACGATTTGTCCCACGAAATTCATGACCAATTCTTGCAACAAATAATTATTTTTTTGTAGTTGGTGCAATAATTCCGCAATGGGCTGCCGTTTTGCGTTGCCCGACGACACGCATTGATGTTGGAAGGTTGGTACGATGACTTGACGAATAATGTTTCTCATAAAAAGTATGCTGGTATCGAAATAAAAATATTTATACACATTTTGAATCATTTGTTTTTTCGAGATTATTTCTTTTTTATGGAGATACATGGGTTCAAAATAATGATTGTGCGACATGAGCATGAAATAGGTTGGTTTCTTGGCATCAAAGGCCGCGACATTGGAGGAATGGTTTGTGGGGCACACCAACCCGACTTGATTCAGGTCTTTGTCCATTTCTAAAATACATAAATTCATGCCTTCTTTAAAAAAATGAGCGTTTGGACTACATAAAATGTCCCATAAATAGGTGTAGTCCACGTGGCTTTCTGGGTCGACCAAATATTCTCGAAAATTTTCAAACGATTGCATGGCACGAATTACAAAATCATGAATTAACGGATTTGTTAGGTGAACCTTGGATAAAAGGACGGAATTATATTTCGTCACGACATCTCGCACCGATAAAGTTGCGCGATTTATTTTTTTGCCAAAAGAATTAAATACGGCAAATAAATTTCCATTTTGGGCCAGTAAAAAGTCATCCAATCGAACATGTTTTGCCAAATAGTCGCACATGTTGGGCACGCTCAAGACGTCGGACGATGCTTTCTGATAAAAAAGCATGTTTGCGACCGCGGCAATGAAAGATTTATTGGGAGAATTTTCCACACCATATCTCAACATGCAGTTGTAATTCAAGGAGGAATTAATGGTTGGGTTTTTTTCTTGGGTGCACACCGAGGTCACATTATTTAAAAATTCTTGCAACACGCTGGGCAAATATCCCCAGCGTTTATTGGGGAGGGGAACGCTGCTGTCCGACCCCAAGATATAAATATTGTCGGCCGCCTTTTGGAGAGTGTGGGCCAAGCTGTCTGCGATTTCCAGGGTTTTTTCTTTCCGCGTTTCTTCTTTTGTTTTTTCCATTCTTTCTTCCTTTTTATCCTCTTGTTCTCCTTGACATTCTTTCTTTTTTTCCATGTGTTTCTTTCCTATTTTTTTAAAGCAGCAAGGCGAGCAAAATCCGTTTTGCAACCTGCTCGAATTAAAGCCTGGAAACAACGTATCGTCCCCATACGGTAAATATACGTGTTTATTTCCCCGTTTTTTAATGTCGGTAAAGATGGCTTGTTTTACATCGGTTATCGCCCCGCATTTTCCCTGCCGAATATCTTCGTCGGATACGGGGCCTTCTTGCCCTTCCTTCATGCAATAATATTTGGGACAAGAAAAATATAATGCGTCGCCGTGTGCGTCGTTTCCGTATTGTAGCAAATCTTGCTGGGGATTTTTTATTTTTTTATTTTTTTCCAACACTTCTTTTTCCAGTTTTGTTAGGATGAGCGGCTCGTTGTTCTGACAGATGCGGGAGTATTTGTTTAATTTCAAATCCATTTTGGTGATGTTCTCTTTGAATAAATCGGGCATGATTCGTTTCATTTTGGTCACAAACGGGTTTCTGTCCCCCACGCTGCCTCCTCCTCCTTCACTTACAGTATCGCCGCCAAACATTTCCAAATCGTCCATCAAGTCATTTCCATCGTCGTCGTCGTCGTCGGAATCCCATGCGTCCGAATAAATATCGTCGTCGTCGTCCTCGTCCTCGTCCTTTTCCGCATCTTCGGACATGTCCGCAACGACCTCGTCCTTTTCCGCAACGACCTCGTCCTTTTCCGCAGCAGCCGCAGCATCCAACAATAGAAAATCCTGCGCTGCGGTGCCGCGACTCAGCTGGTAAAAAATCGCCTTGAAATATATTTTTAGGACATCCAAATAATAAACGCTGTTGATTTTTGTGATGCTCATTTTATTGTCCTCAAACACAATGGGAAATCCAACTCGCTTTAAATTCGATACTTTCGCATACATCATTTTGTTTCGCGCCGTTGCCCGAATTTTCACGTCGGTTTCATCCACGGGTTCTGGCTGAATTAACTCGGCAAGAATTGGATGATTTTTATTTGTATTTGTTTTGATTGCTTGGCGAATGGGTTTGTCGTAAAAGAGCGCATACGAGATGGCGTCCACGGTGACGTTGGATGCATACAGGGCGACTGCCGATTCAAAGGCGATGGAATAAAACGATTTCAGCAGCGGCTGAATTTCGGCTAAAATCGGCTGCAATGCGAGATCTACAATTTCCTTCACGTCGTCCGCGTCGATCAAAGAGGTGAATATTTCATATGGATAAGTGGAAGACACCGAGATGCTGCCGTCGGCGTAAATCTCGCACGAAAGGTAATAATGATTTCTTTTATATTTTAATTTGTGCACATAAATGGACAGGGATTTTTTTTGCCGCTGCATGATGAACGTGTTGATATTTTCTTTGGCTAAAAACGGAATCTTTTCGTTGTCGGTTGTGACGGCGGCGCTGTATAATTTATAGATGGACCCTTTTTCGGTATCGTCTTCCATGATGAATTCATTGTTGGGTTCTATTGCGCCCAAACTGCGAGAACTAGTTCGAGGGTTATATTTTATCAGCGGATGCTGCTCGGAGCTAACAAATTGCTTAAAAATGGTAAACAGCGGGAATTTCACCGTTTTGATGGGGTGCACTGTGACGCGAAATTGCTCAACACCAAAAGCAAACGGGTTCTTGTAATCGGCGGGATATTGCATACCGTATAATTCGTCGGCGATACGCATCGAACGGTGCAATTGTTGTATTTCGCGCGCTGTCGGTTCGGGCTTTTTTAGCAACGGAAAATACCACTTTTCTTTTGGTTCGGACAAGGTCCTTACCGCATCTTCGGACAATGCTTTTCCCACATCTTCGGACAAGAAATCGGACAAGAAATCGGACAAGGTGTTTATCCAAACACAATAAATCGTGTCATCAACAATGGTACCGTTCTCGGAAAACGTCTCAAAAAGCATGTAGGGATTTCGGTTCACGGGTTTGAGCATGATGCGGTCATCGTGGCGCCACTCTAAATAGGGGTCGGCGACGGCAAGGTGTTTTTTGGCGATTTTCATAAAGGTGCTGTGCTGTCCGATTTGCTTGGTAATCGTGGCGCGTGTCTTTGTTTCCTCTTTATTGATTGATTCCTTATCAATGGAATCTTTTAAAAAGACGCGCGACAGTAATGCTTCCATGGTAAATGCCTCGTTTTTATTAATGGATAAACCAAAGTTGGCCAGGAAATTGGAGGCGTAATCAAAGGAAATGTTGCGGGTGCGTCCGTCGTTGTCTGCAGAAATCATTTGCTTTAGTTTTTCCAAATACACGGTTTCTTTCGTGTGCCCAAACAAGTACAAGTCGTTGGATTTTAATCCAGTAATGTGGGGGAGTGAAACTCGGCTCGCAACCTGATCCAAAATCTTTTGCTTGATGATTTCCACCGTATCGTCTATATAAATAAACGTATCGGTGTAATAGACGTTTTTTTTATTTTCTTTTTCTTTTTTGTTAGATGTGGCACTACTTGGTCCATTAAATACCAAGGTGAAATCCACGTCGTCGCGGCTTTTACCAAGGAACTTGACTTGATATATACGCGACATGTTAGTCTGTTATATATTACGATAGTATTTTTTTAATTTGATTTCGAATAATAGAAAAAATATATTGGAATACTACTGAGTGATTCATCTTCCAATAGTTTGATAAAAATATGCAAACCAGGCACGTGTCCTAACAACTATACATGCAAACGAAAGACGAAAAGATGCGACCCAACAAAAACTAAAAAAAGACGAAACAAGAGCAAGAGCAAGAGCAAGAGCAAGAGCAAGAGCAAGAGCAAATAAATGCAAGCCAGGCAAGTGTCCCAAACATCAAGCATGTTCAAGAAAGACTAAAACATGCAGAAAACGAAAACGCGAAAAAAAGAGCAATTCAGTGAGCCCTTCTGTTAATAAAAGCCAGTCCATCAGTAAAAGTAAATCAAAAAGCAAGTCCATCGCAAAAAAAGCCAATGCAGTTGGCATGATTGTGTTTAAAAATCCATTGTACGTGGTTGGGGCGTGTTTGAGCGCGTGGACGCACAGGCAATTCATCCGCAAACTCGGCTTGAATATTCAGTTGATTGTCATGGTGGATGACGTCATATATCAGTACAAGGATGAACTGAGTAAATACTTTGACCGCGTAGAGTTAATCCAAATGAGAGAGATGAAATTGAATCCCGATTACAAGGTTATTCATAAATATTCCGAGTGGATGAAGAATTCCGTCACCAAATGGGAGATACTTCAATACGACGAGTACGCGAAAATTCTGTTTATCGATGTGGATATATTGCCCATTAAACCCGAGTTTTACAATGTGTTTAAAATGGACACGCCAGGTATCGTGGTGAAAGGAATGAACGAGCAACAGAACCAGGTAATACCACCCGAGACATTTTTGAATAATATATCGGTGGATCCGAGCGAGTATTACAATTTATCTTTGAAACTAAAAAACTCGCTGGACGCTGGCTTTGTGCTGTTTACACCAGATAAAACGCTGTACGACGAATATTTCAAGTTTCTCAAGGTGTGCGAAGGAACGGCGGGATATATATCGTCATACCACTCTAGCGTGGACGAAACTACGCTGCTGCTCTTTTTCGTAGTGTATAAACAGATGCCCGTGCACCACATTCCGTACGATTATGCGGCGATTCCGTGGGAAAAATTCGCCTATAATAAAGCCAATGTCAAGGGCGTGAATTTCCTGTCCATGGTGAAACCGTGGGTAAAAGTGCCGATGATTCAGTGGGCCGACGAAAACATCTGGCACGACATTGCTAGAAAAGCGTTTGTCCACAATACCGTGTTGCAACGGCTGCATGCCAAGTATCTAATAGAATATCTATACACGTTTTACCACACTTGGAAAAAGAATATTCACAAGGGCAACTCGCCGTACAACATGGAATGCGTCAAGTCTAACAAACTGAAATATAAAACATTTCGGTTGTTTGACTACTTGAAACGGGTTCATCAAGAACGGCTGTCGCCGCAGCAGATTAATTATATCCTGGCAGAAAATGCAAAAATACACGCCGAAATGAATAAGAAATTGCTGATTTCTTTCACCGAATTGGACAAGCTTTGACTAACTTGATTTTTAAGAATCCATGTTTTCGTAAAACGCTTCTTGGCCGCGTAGATGGGAAAATACACCAAGATCCCAAATGGATTGACCGCGTCATGGCCAAATACGAGCGTAAAGGCCCTGCGAACATATCGTATCCTATTGCTCCTTTAACCGATGATGAAAAATAATCAAAGGTAACCCAGCTGCTGTTCATATTTAGGAAATAAATTCTTGTTTTTGACCACCTTGTGTTTGGGGATAGCGTGCGGTTTTATTTTTTTGGGATCGAATGTTTTCGCGGTTTTAATGGCTTTATAGGTGTGAATGTTGAGCGGATATGGCACTCCATCCTTGATTTCGAGGTTGCCCGCGGCCTTGATGCGGTCCATGGTGGCGTCAAAATGGTTCATCAGGTCTTCGTATTTGATGAGGAGATAGTGTTTTACCTTTTTAGGCATATCTTCCACCAAGAATCGGAGTTTGGTGTGCCGCATTTCGAAAATATTCTTGTAGCGGTGTTTGGTGTAGAGATGTACGTCGGGAATTATAACGCCCAATTCGTCGCTCGGCAACGAGTAAAAGGCCCCGTTTAAAAATCGATAGGCGTTGTGGTTGTGGTTGTTTCGTTGGGCCACGATATTATTTTTCAGGCTCGAGGGAAGAGGTTTAGGGCATAAATGCGGGGGCAAGTGATGCAGGTGCCGATAGAACGAATTGAGCCATTCCGTGGGATCGCGGACAATGCCGACAAACAGCGTGTCGTCTGCGTCTGCTCCCGACAAATCATTAAAGCCGAAAAAATGCTTTCGGCCGAATTCCCAGGTGACGGTCGCGTTAAAATTGCGGGTGATGAGCCCCTCCAAATAATTGGTCCCACTACATCGTTCGCCGTAAATCGTAAATTTATTGACCATTTAATATATAAGGATATTTAATTTATTTTACAATGGAAGAAAAATAAATTAAATATCCTTATATATTAATTATGACCAGATACGCCAAGACATCCACGGGAAAGTACAAAATTAAGGGAAATGTGTACCCCAAGTTAGTCGGAAGTAGGGCCCAGGTGTGGCACGGGACCGCGTATAAAACCACGGGCGATTTAACCAAGCACAATTTGATGAAAAAATCCAAGAACGGCCGCATCATCTCTAGCAAAAAGCACAAGTCCGCCAAGCGCGACAACCGCCTGGTGAAGCACGGATATGGTGCTCAAAAGGGCAAGTTTGGCATGGTTCGTTTGTCTAAAGGCAGACGTACCAAGAGACGCCGTGGTGGCTTCAACATTGGTACATTGAATCCCGCGCCTGTTAGCGGCATGGCCGACGATTCCATGAGCACGGATGCCCTGCAGTTAGAGGCGGGCATGGCTGGAGGCCGTCGTCGTCGTCGTCGCAGCAGCCGTCGGCGTAGTCGTGGTGGTAAGAGACGCCGCACCCGTCGTACCCGTCGGCGTCGTGGTGGTAAGAGACGTCGTCGTAGCAGTCGAAGAGGTGGCTTTAGCATTGGAACACTGAATCCCGCGCCCGTGAGCGGCATGGCCGACAATTCCATGAGCACGGATGCGTTGCAGCTGGAAGCGGGCATGGCTGGAGGTAAGAGACGCAGACGCAGTAGCAGAGGTGGTAAGAGACGCAGACGCAGCAGCAGCAGACGCAAGCGTAGAGGTGGTCGCAAGAGCCGTCGCAGCAGCAGACGTAGACGCCGTTAAATGATTGTAGCGGCATCAATAACTAACAAATAATTTAATATTACATTATTTTTGAAATAATATAACAATAGTATAATACTTTGATGCCTTATTCGAGCAATCCCAACAGCATGACGGGTGGTCCGTTTGGCACGACCGCGGCCACCACCAATACGGGTTTTTTCACCGACAATACCAATCCGTCGTCCGTAAACTGCAATGCGTTACCCGAACCGTCTTCCAACGTGGTCGCTGCAAGCGGGAAATGGGCTGGAGGCCGACGTAGTACCAAAAGACGCAAAACTAGACGTAAAAAGAATACCAAACGACGTCGTTCTCGTAAGCATAGACGGTCTGGAAAAAAACGTATCCTAAGAAGGCGTCGCACTAAACGTGGCGGAACAACTAACAATGTTCCGAATACCCCGAGCTATGCGACGGGGACCGCGTTGCCCTATAATTTGTCTGCCTTGGCCAACCCAGTGCCGTATTGGAAATTGGACAATAATACCAACTGTGCGGATAATTACAATCATTTCACGGGCGGCAAAAGGCGAAAGAAGCGTAAAACGCGCAGCAAGCATAGCAAAAAGCGTGTAAGGCATGTTCTAGGAAATTGGTATTTTCCAAAAAAAAGAAGCAAAAAGCGTAAAGGTAGACGCGGTGGCTGAGGCCCCGCCGTGGATGTCGTCGCAACGACGGGAATGACGGGCGGATGAGGCTCGCACCCCCAAATGTAACATGTAACACGTAACAAACAAAAACCAAAAAAAGCAAACGCAATAATGGATGACGAGGCCTTAAAAATAAAAAAATGTTGCCTCCGATAATTATGGCAAATTGTCTTTATATCATTTTTGCAATTTTCGAATCGTTTTTGGCCGAATTACAAAAAAAATGATTTAGAAAAAACACACCATATATAGTCAATAGTATAAGATAATGGCCGACACGATTCTCAACGCTTCCCACTTTGACCTTGGCCTCGTGTCTTATGGCACCAAGAAGGTGAATGACCGCGGTGGGTGGAACATGAACATTATGAACAAGAGCATCCGTTCTGGTCTGCGTTTGTCCACGCCCATGATGCTTACTTGGGGCGCGAGCGATTATACGGACCCAGACACTGGTGAGAGCGACGGCAAGTACAGCATGGCTCTCCAGTTTCCCGAGGAGGAGTATTCTAATCCCGAGTGCGAGGCGTTTTTGGAGAATATGGTTGCGCTGGACCAGAAGATTAAGGACGACGCCCTGGCCAAGTCCAAGGATTGGTTCGGCAAAGACCACAAGGTTCCAGAGGTCATTGATGCCCTGTATTCGCCCATGCTCAAGTATCCGCACATCAAGGGAACCAAGGAGCCCGATTATAGCAGAAAGCCGACGCTGAAGCTAAAGATTCCTTGCTGGAAGGACGCGTTTAATGTCGAGGTGTATGACGAGGAGAGCCAGGCACTGTTTCCCAATTCGGAAACCAACCCTGCCACTTGCAAGGACCAAATTAAGACGTATTTAGCACGAACCAACGTGATGTGCATCATTCAGTGCGGTGGCGTCTGGTATGCGAATGGCAAGTTTGGCGTGACCTGGAAGCTGATGCAGGCGGTGATTCAGAAGCCGCGCGAGATTGTCCAGGGTAAGTGTTTGATTAACTTGGGCGCGAGCGACAAGGCCAAGTTTGCGGCACAGCCTGCTGCCGATGCCGAGAACGAGGATGCGGGCAACGACAATGTGGGAATGGAGGTGGTGCCCGATTCCGAGAATGAGGATGAGGATTCAGTTGCACCAGAAGAGGCAGCGGCGCCTGCCGAGGAAGTAGTGGCACCTGAGCCTGTGCCTGTACCCGACCCCGTGCCTGTCGCAGCGGAGAAGAAAGTGGTTCGCAGAACTAGAACTACAAAGGCGTAATAAACGTAAATAATATAAATATAAATAACATAAAAATCAAAGACTAAATCTAAATCTAAACCTAAATAAAAAATAATTGAATCAACTATTTTTTCGTCAACCTGCATTTATTTACCTTTCAAATCATCCAGCACGTTTTTGTACATGTTGCTCGTGTTGGTAATGTGTCCCGCCAAGATGGACGATTCGTACATGTGTTTTAGCACGTCGTCTGGGGCGACCGATCCGCACCGAATGATGCCTTTTTTAAGCAGGTCGTGTTTGATATCGTGGATTTTCGCATTCTGGATTTCCTTTTTGGCCTGGATAATATCCTTTCGGGTTTTCGCATTTTTCACCAAGACCCCCACATTATGCTTGGTCCTGCCGAGTGCCACCTTGCGCTTGCGAATGATTTTCACCGCGTTTGGCTCTCTATCTGTACTAATATTTAATGTCCCGTTCATTGTCGTCGCAACGCTGAGTGAGGGTCGATGTTTTTGCGTTTGATTTACCCAGTCGCGATACAAAGGCTTGGTGCCGCCTTTTAAATTGCTAAACGGAGGAGGGTCTTGAATATTACCATTACCTGTAGATAAGGGCATGTGTTTCATGGTTTTGTTCAAGTTGGCTTTTTCTGGATTAATTTTGGACAAGTATTGCATGGCATCGGTAAGGTGGTTGGTGGGCGGATTTACTGGAGTGGCCATTGCGTTGGAAAAAGTAGCCATCGCATTGACGGGGGCAAAGGTCGTTGGTTTCGCGGCGTTTATTTTCTTCAGAGCCGCGTCGCTGTGGATTTTCTCGATGCCGCCCATTTCATCTGCTTTGTGCGACTGAATACGCTGCACTAGATTATTTTTAATGGTGTTGACGGTTTTGTTGGATAGGTGGGGCTCTTTTTTCTTGCGCGTGCTAGCGCGTCTTTTCTTGGCCTTGAAGAAATCGGCGGAAAATTGAATTTGTTTCACGTTGTCCTTGTCATTTTTTTCGCTCATTCTTTTATTTGTTTTGTTCGCTTCAATATATTATACCAGAGTAAATTTTGGAAAAATAACCAATAATACATAAAATGTTGCTTTATAATAAATGGTGAAACGGAGTACCAAGGTGAAACGGAGTACCAAGGTGAAACGGAGTACCAAGGTGAAACGGAGTACCAAGGTGAAACGGAGTACCAAGGTGAAACG